TATTTGATGTATTCAAAATTTGTGTTATATCATCACCATCAGTTGCATTGTATATTTGTTGCAAAGCTTGTGCATATTTAGAATCTGGTCTTGGGTCTTGTTTAGTCTTACCTTTTAAATCAGTTACTATTTGAGATAACGGTTTTTGAAAACCATCAACTATAATTATTGTATTTTCTGGCATTCTAAGTTGTTTTGTGGGTGATGAAGGAACACGTCTTGATGCACCATTACCTTGACCTGAAATTTCATTGCTAATTGCTTGAATAGATTGCAAAATTTCTTCAAATGCAGTATTTAGTTCAGCTTCATTATAATTAGCTGGATTATTTAATTCATTTAATCTATTAACCGATTCTATAATAGCTTGTGTAGCAGCAACAATTCTTTGTTGTAAATCATCATTCTCAGTTTGTAAACCCTGAAGAGCAAGTTCTAATTCAGCAATTCTTTTAGTGTTTGCTTCATTTTGTGCTTCTAATTCTCCTCTACGAACATTTAAATCTTGCATAGCATTTTCATTCTGTAATTGTTGACTACCATGTGCACTAGCAGCATCTTCTATTTGCTTACGAAGAGCGTTTATTTGTTCTTCGTTATCTAAACCTTGTTGTATTAATGCTGTATCACGCTGTGTTAATTCTGTTTGTTGTTGTTGTCGTAAAGCATCAAGTTCTTGTGTATGTTGTTGTCGTAAAGCATCAAGTTCTGTTTGATTTTGTTGTCGTAAAGTGTCAAGTTCTTGTTTATTTTGTTCTCCTAATCCTTGCATTTCTTGTCGTAAAGCATCGAGTTGTTGTTGTTGTTCAGTACGCATTTCATTTATTGCTGCTGTATGTTGTTCTTGTAATGACTGAATTGCGGCTGCATGTTCTACATCTTTTTGATTTCCGCTGCTTTGCATTTCTCCTCGTAAAGCATCACGTTCTGCTATTATAGAAGTATTTTCATCTGTTAATCTTCTTATTTCACCTTCAAACCCAGTAATTCTTGTTTGTAGTTCTTGTTTTTCAGTATCAGATTGTTGTCTTAATTGTGTCATCTCAGATTGGAGTGCATCTCTTTCACCAGTTAATTGTTGAGTTTGTGCTGTTAATCTTTCTATTTCTGTAGTTTTATCTTGTATTCCTGTATTATTTGTTGCTACTTGGGTTTCTAACTCTTCAAGTCGAGTTTTAAGACCTTGAATTAAACCTGCCAATTCGCGAATTTTTTGATTTATGACTCCGAGTCTATCAATAATACCTCTAGAAAATGCTTGCTTACTTGCAATGTTTTCATCAATTGCTCTACCTATTTCTTGTAATCTTGTTAAACTATTATCAAAATTTTGTTTAAAATTACTCATATTTATATATTAAATTTATATTAAATTTTTTTGTTTTCTTTTAATGTTGTTGTAATATCATTCATATCTTTAATAATATCATCTAAACTACTTTTAATTGTATTTAATTCTGATAAAATTTTTTGTTGTTCGTGTTTTGCATCTGTAATATTATTTTTACTTAATTCACCAGAAACTTCTAAATCATTAATATATTTATTTAATAAATTTAAAGCTTCAATTTGGTCTCTTTTTTGCTGAGCAATATAATTATAATATTTATTATAATCGCCTTTAATTTCATTCAAAAACTGATTTTGTTTTGAAATAAAAATTATTTTTTGTTGTTTATCTAATAACATTTTTCTTTTTGCCTCAATTAATTTTTCTATTTGTATAAATTGTTGCTCTCTATTCTCTAAATGTGCATAATTTATAGGGGTTATTTTCATTCTTATAACTTTCATTCTTAAAATATTCAACTATTATTTTATTTATATTTAATAATAATTTAAAATCTTTGTAATAATATATTTAGGATGTCCAAAAATAATACTGAACCTTTGCTAGCCCCTGACGATAATAGATTTGTAATGTTTCCTATAAAGCATAATGACATATGGGAAATGTATAAAAAGCAAATAGACTGTTTTTGGCGAGCGGAAGAAATTGATTTGTCAAAAGACTTAACAAATTGGGAAAGCTTAAATGGTGACGAAAGACATTTTATATCTATGATTTTGGCCTTTTTTGCTGCTAGTGATGGAATTGTATTGGAAAATCTGGCTACACGTTTTATGAGTGAGGTACAAATTTCTGAAGCAAGAGCCTTTTATGGGTTTCAAATTGCGATGGAAAATATACATAATGAAACATATAGTCTTCTAATTGAGACCTATATTAAAGACAAGGAAGAGAAAAATAGACTCTTTAATGCAATTGAAAATTTTCCTTGTATTAAAAAGAAATCAGACTGGGCGCAAAAATGGATTCATGATAATCGCAGTAGTTTTGCTACCCGTTTAGTTGCATTTGCATGTGTAGAGGGGATTTTCTTTAGTGGTGCCTTTTGCAGCATTTATTGGCTGAAAAAACGTGGATTAATGCCTGGTCTTACATTTAGTAACGAATTAATTTCAAGAGATGAAGCACTTCATTGCGAATTTGCTATCCTTTTGTACAGCAAATTATTAAAAAAAATGGACAAATCACGTATCCATGAACTTATCAAAGAGGCTGTCGAAATTGAAACTGAATTTATTTGTGAGGCATTACCGTGTCGCCTAATTGGTATGAATTCAGAAATGATGACCCAATATATTAAATTTGTAGCCGACCGTTTATGCGTACAATTAGGATACAAAAAGATTTATAATATTAGCAATCCTTTTGACTGGATGGAGATGATAAGTCTTGAGGGGAAGACCAACTTCTTTGAGAAACGTAATGATTCTTATGCTCTAGCAAATAAAACAGTATCGGACGATGTATTCATTTTATCTGACGATTTTTAAAAATAATTAAATTGATTTAGAAAATTATGTTAACCTAATATAATAATTTAAAGACAACATAAACTATTAAATTATAATATGTCAAATTTACTTGCAAACTATGAAAATAATGTTATTTATAAAATTCAATGTAAAGATGAAAATATTACTGATATATACATAGGACATACAACTAATTTTAAACAAAGAAATAAAATGCATAAAAGTAATTGTAACATTGACACTTCAAAAGGATATAATTATAAAATATATACAATTATTCGTAAAAATGGAGGGTGGGATAATTGGAATATGACAATTATTGAAGAATATCCTTGCGAAAGTGTTAACGAAGCTAGAGAACGTGAGCGATATTGGATTGAAAAAGAATCTTCACAATTAAACATAACAATTCCAAATAGAAGTAAAAAAGAATATGCTCAAATATACAGAGTTGTTCATAAAGAGGAAATTTCTGAAAAAGCAAAAATATATAGAAATAATAACAAAGATAAAATAAAAGATTATATTGAATCAAATAAAGAAAAAATAAGTTTTCAAAAGCAAGATTGGTATGAAGAAAATAAGCAAGAAATATTACAAAAAGCAAAAGAACACTATGAAGAAAATAAAGAATCAAAACTTGAATATCAAAAACAATATGCTGAACAACATAAAGAACAAATTTCTGATTATCAAAAACAATATCAACAAACCAATAAAGAAAAATTAGCAGAACAAAAGAAGATATATAGAGCTGTTCATAAAGAAGAAGCAATAAAATCACAAAAAGCATGGAGAGAAGCTAACAAAGAAAAGTTAAAAGAAAAAAATGGTCAAGTTATTGAATGTGAATGTGGACATCAATATACATTTAAAAATCAATCTAGACATCTTCAAACAAAAAAACATATTGATATTATTTTATCATTACAACATAATAAAATTGAAAATAAAATTAATACTTTATAAATAATAACAAAATATATTATGACACTTTATCACGAATCTTGGAAACCATTATTTGAGAAGCTCGAAGTCAATTTGGATAACTTATACAACAATACAGATACAATATATCCACATAAGAAAGATGTATTCCGTGTTTTTGAAATGAACGTTCAAAATATAAGGGTTGTGTTACTCGGACAAGACCCGTATCATGGTCGAGACCAAGCACATGGATTAAGCTTTTCAGTACCAAATGGCACAAAAATACCGCCATCTTTGAGAAATATTTATAAGGAACTTTTAATCGAATTTCCAGAGCGCGATTATAAGTTTAGTTCAGGAAATCTAGAACAATGGTTTTATAGAGAGAAAATATTCTTATTAAATGCTTCCTTGACAGTTGTAGAGGGTAATCCAGGAAGTCATATGAAATTATGGGAAGATTTTACAAATAATGTGATAAAATTTATAAGCGAACAAAATACAAACTGTGTATTTCTATTACTCGGCAATTTTGCGAAAGAAAAAGACACATATATTTTGAACAAAGAGAGAATAATTAAAGGAGCACATCCTTCACCATTATCTGCATTAAGAAGTGGGTTCTTTCATTCTAATTTATTTAAAAAAGTAGAAGAATTATTGAATGAACAAATCGATTGGAATAATTAATATTATAACTACTGTAGAAAAATAATCAATAACCACGCTTAATAAATATGTAAAACGTCTTTAAAAACACATTTTAGACCAATATAAAGAGCTAAAAATAGAAAAACTGGCATAATATATTTTCCAATTTTTTCTAATACATTTCCAATCCCAAATAGAAAAAATATAAAAAATAAATGTATTTGAGGTAAAAATATAATCAACGATAATCCAATAATTATCATTGCTTCATCTGTAATGTTTATTTTTATCATAATTATATAAAACCATAGTATGATTTTATATAGTTTTATTATATTTAAAGTGAACCTAATTATAACTATTTAAATTTGGATTAACAATTTAAAAACGAATTACAAATAATAATATATGATTACTTGTAATTTAATGGGTGGCCTTGGAAATCAACTTTTCCAAATATTTACAACTATATCGTGTGCAATTAATACAAGACAAAAATTTGCATTTATTGATATAGATAAATTGGGTAGTGGCGAAACAATGGTAAGACCAACATATTGGAATAATTTTTTATCCAAATTGAAAATATTTACTACAG